CATCAAGAAGCTGCTCAAGGTCGTCTTCCACCTCAGGCTCAGCATAGACGGGATCAGTCTTGAGATCTTTCACGGTTACTTCAGACGTTACCTCTCCCTCCAAGCTACGCTTAGAAAGGAGCATTGCCCAAATGTCATACTTGAACTGCCTGATCGCCGCCAGCATACCATCTTGAACCCGCTGTGCTTCCTGGCGAGCAAGCAGTGTCGCAGTCGTCATCATTGTGGTGCGAAGTTCCAAGACGCGGCTGTACAAGGCCACCCGCTCCTCGTCGTCGGTACAAGCCTGGAACTTCTCCTGAGCCTCCGCAAACTCAGTCCTAAGAGCAAGCGGGATCAGGTTATCATCAGGATTCATCTCTAGGAACTTACGATATACATCAGAGATGAGTTCAAAGAGAGCGTCTTTGAGGCCAAGGGAGAACACAACTTCGTACTTCTTGTCGCCTGCTATAAGCTGGTACTTCGCCTTACTGATCTCTCGCAACATGTTTCCTCGCTCCTTACAAGAAGGAAAGGCGGGGGCCATCGCCCCCGCCCTCAGGACCTACCTTAGTACGTGAGTCGCTGCACGATGGGCGGGGCGTTGGTCAGTCCCGTTTGCCGAACAGCCTTCAACTGGAAGGGAGTACCGGACCAGTCATCGCCAGGAGCCATCTCGAAGTTCGGCACCACCTGACAGGAAGGGAACCAGAACCGCAGAGGAGTCCCGCCGGTTGCAAGCTCAGCAACCAACTCCACAGGTGCAAAATACTTGGTCTGGTTGATAGCGCCGTCGAGAATGGCATCGAAGAGAGTGGTAGCAGCCCCAGCAACGAGAGCCGAGGTCGAAACCTTCACCTCTTCAAGCGTGACTTCCACGGTCACGTCAGACGATTCAAGGATGGTAGCGTCCTTCTTCGCAGGAGAACCAGAGGTATGATCCTTCATCGTGGACGAGACAGAGAAGGACGTGTTCTGCACGGCGCCCACCGAGTCGAACCGGCTGAGGATGCTGTACGGAGACAGAATGGAAGTCTTCGTATCATCCTGAGCAGCACCACTGTAGCACGGAATCACGAACTTCTGATCCGCAGTAAGGGTAGCCGAGAAGGTAGCGCTGACACCCTGACCAAGGCTGTCAGGAGTATTCAGCACCATAGCTGCAACCGTAGCAGTGGTCCCATCAGGCCGGACAACCGAGTAAGCATTTGCGCCAGTGGCAGTGATGATGAACGCACCATCCTTAGCACCAGAGTAAGTGCCAGTCGCCGTGAACGTACCACCGTAAGCAGCCCCAGCAGCCTTGAAGCCCTTGCCGCGGAAGTAGGTCGGGTCAACCACCCATTCCCACTTGTCATTGGTGACAAGCGAAGCATACGCACTGAAGTTAACCTTCAGGTTGCTGCCGTCAGCAAGGTTGATCGAAGCAGCAGGAGTGACCTGCGTGGGAGTAGGAGAACCGCCAGCATCAGCATCATCCACCTGCTCAGGATTCAGATACTGAATGTTTGCACCGTCGAACCACAGCCGGTACCGACCACGATGCGGCCCGAGGTAGCCGGATGCACTCTGACACTGAACAGTGGCAGTAACGGCAGACGCCGACACAACCTTGTCAGGAGCAACCGTAGTGCCGCCGGTAAGGCCGGTCGAAACGGTGTCCTGCACCTTGGCGACCCAAAGCGGGCGAGGCGTGGTGCGACCAACACGACACTGGAAGAACCCAATCTGGAGCTTCGCAGCATCCTGAGTCACAGCCTGATACTGAATGTCACGACCACTGGTGGCCGCCGTAAACGTCCTGTACAGCAGCTTGTTGTTGGTATATGCCGGATTGTAAAGCAGTTCAAACTCAAACGGCGCCACGTTGAAGTCGTTGCCGAAGTTCATCGTCAACTGCGGCTTCAGGTAGCAGTAATTCGAGAACAGCGACAGTTGCGACCCGGTTGCGAACAGCGCAAGAGCCTCAGCACAGTAGTAGCTCGTAACACCCGTGCTGATCGAGCCGAGGATCGAGTCAACAAAGCCGAGACACTTTGCGCTCATCACCTCTTCCATCTCAACCTTCAGCGTACCTTCAACCGCCTCGTCGATAACGAGGTCAACCTGCTTCGGATATCCCGAGGTGTGCGTCTTCGTGGTAGGCGCAATCGACATGGATGCCGACTTGAGAGCGCCCAGGTTATCGCCAGCCTGGAAGCCAGCAGCAGAAGCGCTACTCACGTTCGTAGTAGCGCCGATCCTAACTCGCATGATCCCGATGACCAGCTTGTTAGGATCAACAGTCATCGCCTGATTGTTGATGCTCCTTGTACTCATCCGATTCTCCTCTGCGGGTTATGTGAGGGCGCCCCTCAGTGTGAATTCTAGTCCCTTTGCCCTGAATTGGTCAACTGCAAATGCCACTCCTCTCAAGTTAGGTTCAGTGACAACCAGCGGTAGAAGTTCAGCATCTCCATCATACAAGGGAAGGCTTGATAGGTGGGAGGCTTTAGCTGCAACCCTACCAAGGTACTGGTTTAGCAGTACAGACCCTGGGTCCTCCTTCACGTAGATAGACACTCCCATCACCCTGTAAATCTTTGGCGATATTGTGCCATCTCCAAGTGTTACAACTGCGAAGATGTTGAGGTTGTCTAGTTCTTCAGTTAAAGAACTGTAGTCCTCGTCGAACACCACGGGGATGTCTATCACAGCCGCTTTGATGTAGCGAGCCATGCTTTCCTTCAGTATTCTCTCGAAGTCTACAGGATTCATGATATCCCAAACACCGCGTAAGCTTCCTGAAGTTTCTTCCTCAGGAAGTCGAGCTTCTTCTTGTACATCTCTCTGGCATTATGCGAGGTGGCGTTTTCGTAGTTGTCCTCATACTCCTCGATTAGCTCACGCATCTCATTCAACTTAGCTTGAATGGCCGGTGACAGCTTCCTTTGCTTCTTCCCAAGATCCTTAGGCTTGCGACCACCAGCAGTTCTCTTACCACGCCTGGATGACAGTTCAGAGTCTCTGTCAGCTTCAGCCTCAAACATATAGCTTTCCTTCGTAGCTGCAATGCCAGCAGCCCGAAGCATCTTAACCCAGCCTTTAACACCTGTTACGAACTGAGTGGCATTTCTAGCATGGCCCATCTTCTCCATGCTCTCTTTGATCCACAGCCACCCTTTCCTTCTATAGAAGTCACGCAGTGGGGTATAAGCAGGTCTGGCGTTAGGTCCGAACTCGTTCCACATGAACTTATCCATGACTGAGATAGGCTCACGCTGGGACTGCGTTCCGTCACGCTTAGTGTACCTGCTATCAGTTGAGGTCTGACCTGTTATAGCAGGATCAAGGGTGACGGTCATTGCCACACCTTTGGTACTGCTATCAAGGTCGGTTCTGTGCATGACAGCCCTTGCTAGCTGCCCCGAGTAGTTGTAGAAACGTACAGGAGCACCAGCACCCTTGAATTGAGCCCACTCCTTTGACAGCGCCTTCCAGGGTGTGATGCCTAGCTTCTCTCTGCCGCCTACACCTACGCTAACCGAGAATGACTGTGTACCTTCTGTCCAGTTCCAGCGGCGGGTATACAGAGACTTCCAGTTCTTGTAGAACTGCATGGCAATCATCTGAGTACAACTCTGCGCGGCCTGATAAAGTTCAGCTTCAAGCTTCTTAAAGAACCTGTGTGCTGTGGCCTTCGCCTCTTCAGGAGTCATCTTCTTAGTGCGACTTCTGAAGGTGTGCTGCGACACCGGCAACGACGGGTCAGCATAGGAGAACCCCTTGATATCCCCAATCTCCTTATCCAGGTAGGAGAAGTCTAAGGAGATACCAAACTTAGCCATTATGCAGTCACAGGCTCTACACGAGCAGAGATGATGCCTGGAAGGTCACGGCGGAAGAACTTGATCTCATACTTCTTCCCGTAGTACATGAGAACGTCTTCTTTCTTCAACTCTTTTACTGCTTCGTGGTGGACACTGTAGCAGGCATTGTAATACTCTGTCTCAAGGTCGCGTACACCTTTGACAAAGATATCGGACACCTGCCACGACACCGGAAGTTCAGCCCACACCGTCGTATCTACAGAACCAGTCACAACATCAAACTGGCTCTTGGTGAGCGTCCTACGCCGAACTACTGTCTTCACATCGCAGAAGAATAGCTCACAGACGTAGCGAACGATGCGACCCCTGTAGATGTCAGGAATCCTGCTCGCTACGATATGAAGGGCATCATCAAACGATACAAGGTCGCCAGGACGGATCGGTGACTCAGCCGTAGTAATCCCGATACGGTTGAATCGTCCCTTAGCCTTAGCTACTGAGACATCGTAGTTGATGATCTTCATATAATCCTGCTTAGTACCTAGAGACGAATCTATGTACTGAACAGGATTCTGTCTGATGGCTCTCTCAGAAACGCCTACAACGCCCATTGTTATCCAGTAATTACGTCTACAGCAGGGGAAACAACCGTAAGGATGTCCCTTACAGGAAGTTCACCCGCCAGGGCAGGGATCATAAGAATAGCCTCTGCATACTGCCTCCAGAGGTCATTCTCAAGGTCTTCCCAGCTAAAGGTCTTGAACCGCTGAAAGATCGACTTGTTATCGCTCTCATACTGCCCAAGTCTGAGCTTCATTCGAGGAATACAGGCTACTGCTACACGGAGACAGGTAGCCTTCCTGAAGGCGGCGAGATACCCCAACTCCTCATCAAGGTCTTCCCAGGATGGCAGATACCTAACCATGACAGCTTCTACGAATGGGAGGATATACGGGCTGTCCACTTCCGCGTCTGGAAGTTCGTCCGCAGTTACACCCAACATCGCCCTGATGTCGTCATGGTATGAACCGTTCAGTATCGTTGCCATCCTGGGAATCCTCTCTTACTTCTCAGCAGCGCCGTCATCCTTGACAGGTGCGTCATCCACCTCTTCAAGGGTCTTTCCAAGGCGCGTGCGAACGAACTCAGTAATAGGCGTAGCGAACACCTTATCACGAGTCCAAGTGATTCCAGTCTCAGGGTCAAACTGAATCTTATCCTGATGCCCAGCCTTCAGCCGAACCTTCAGAGTGGAACCTCCAGTGACAGTAGGCTCAGGCTTCTGAACTCCTTCGATGGAGCCAGTCTCAGCCTCAGCCTTCTTTGCCGCCTCCTTTGCCATGACTGCTTCTCCTGTAACAGATCAGGCGGGGACCTCACGGCCCCCGCCTACCTGTGTTAGACGTTGTTGAGGCTGAGGACCTTGCAGGCGCCGGGCCAAATCTTGCTGATGTTGTCGGCAACCGACATCACCATCGTCTCGGTCTGACGCTCAATGTACTTCTGCGTCTCGGTAAGGTCCGAACCAGCCTCCACGATCCGCTCAGCAGCAGCAGTCGTGTCAATGCCGAGGAGGGTAAGGGCGCCGATCTTCGCAGTGGGAACGACGTGGAACTTCACGTTCGGGAAAAGCTGCTCGCCATTGTCAATGAGATCCTTGACGGCGTTCGGATCAAGCGAACCACTCTTGAGAGCCGAGATGATGGCGAACGTGTCAGCAGCAGGCCGCGTCATCAGAACGATGGCAAGGATCGCGTCGATGTCACCGATGATGATGTTGGGACGGAACGTATCCCAAGTAGCAAGCCACTTGAGCCATGCCGTGTAGGTGCAAACACCGTCAGCGGCGATGGTGTTGTCATACGACTTAGCAGTCGTAGACACCGCAGCCGGGTTGTTGACGGAACCGTCGCCGTTCAGCAGGAACGTGATCGCGTCCCAATAGTTCAACTGAGCATCACGCTGCGCGATGCGCTGAACCAGGGTGCCAACCAACTCGATGCTGGCCCTGCGAAGGAACTCGTAGGAGAAGTCAAGCTGAACACCGTGCTTCAGAATCACGTTGCCAGCAGAACTCCAGGTGAACTTCACCTTCGGGAACGGAGCGCCCTCGCCAACCCGGAACGACTTCCCGGCGGCGAGTCCGCTGTCATCAATGCTCAGTGCCTGATACGCCGACCCGGTAATGGTCCGGGTGGTCGCAACCAGGGACTCAACCGAACTCACCGCGCTCAGCCGAGCAATCATCGCCTGCTGCTGGATAAACGCAGGGAAGAGGATGGCCGACTGCGGGCTGTCAGCAGGCACGAAGAACGATGCAGGCGAAGACGTGATACCGCGCTTCGCATCACCATTGACAAAGATGCCCATGTGCTTGAAGCACTTGTCGAAAGTGCTAAGTTCGCCTTCAGGAGAAGGCAACATGCACTCCAGGTACTGCGGAACCGACATGCCAAGTTCAGCAGCCTTGTTGTAGATGTTGGTGTCAAGCTTCGCCAGCACATCGTCGAAAGTCTTGACCCGCGGAATGCTGTTCAGATTGATCTTCAGAAGACTCATGTGCAGTTTCTCCTATTCTGTGATGTCGGCTTAGAACATCTTCGCGCCGAGGTCGATGGTGACAAAACCAGTACGGGTAGAGACAACCTTCCGCGGAGGAAGGATGATCTGGGCAATCGACGTGGTGTTAGCAATCGTGAGAGCAACACACGCCGCCGCCTCACCGTTCGCGGCACCAACGACATACCCTGCGACCGTGCTACCGATGGTGATCGTCTCGCCAGACTTCAGCGGAACCTCAGCGTACCCGGTAACCTGCACGATCAGGGTGCCATCACCCTTCGGGTCAATGCTGATGAGCTTGCCGTCGATGGACTGACCGGCACCAGCAACGTCCATCTCATTGTTGCCAGTGAAAGTCATGCACTTCCCGATAGCAGCACTGGTCAGGAGCGTACCACCGATGTTCTTGTCCTTGACGGTAATCATCCCACCGTCAAACAGAGTCTCAAGCTGGATCGTCTTAGACATCGTTCATCTCCTCTTGTTACACGCGAAACAGGTTGTCGAAGGCCGTAGTTGCTTCAAGAGCGTTATCGTCGAGGGGCGGCTTTTCCGTGGTCCTGCCACCACTGAACTTGGCAGTAACCTGGGTACGAAGGTCTTCCAGCTTGGAACCGAACTCTTCAGGCTTGAGCACGGTGTACTCATTCTTTGCAGTAGCGGCATCAAAGCCGTTACCTTCCAGCTTCACGCGGTAATGCGTAAGAACTTCCGCTGCAAACGCACGGAGGGCATCATTCTCAGCCTTCAGCGCAGTCACAGCAGCCTCACCCTCAGTGACCTTGCCCGTAAGCTCAGTCACGGTAGCGTTCAGAGCAGTGATCTCGCCCTGATGCGCCGTTTGAGCAGCACCCAGCCTGGACTCGATGTCCTTCTGGAACTGCTCCAGCTTTGCAGCCAGTTCATTCACGTCGGCCATGTCTTCGTTCTCCTCTGTAGCAGTCGCCAGTGTCAGGTGTACGACAGGATTGTTGTACTTTGAGAAGTCAGGTTCGTCAATGCCCTCCTGTGCTTGGTACTTGGTCAGTACAGTGTCTCCAAACGAGAACTCCATCTTCTCTTCGTCCATCGAAAAAGCACCTCGAACAACACCTGCACCGGGAACGGCCCCATCGGTGACAACTGACGTTTCGGACAACCCGCAATCCGCGAACATCTCACCGAAGGGGCCGTTCACGATAGCAGCCTCAGCACCCTTCATAAGGAGGAAGCACTCCTTCATCTTCGGCTTCTCGTCAGTTCCGACATTGTACTGCTGCCCAGGCCAGTGATTGCACTTCGGACTGCGCCAATCGTTGCTACAGATGGTGCATTCGTAGCGCGAGACAGACACGCCCATCGAAACGTCGAAGATCGTACCGGCATCAATGCGAGCAGACACCTTATGCTCGTCAAGGTCAGTCGGTACATAGAACATGCCATAGGTGTTCGACAGCTTGTTGTTGTCAATCCTACCATCAAAGCTTCTCCCAGGAGGAAGCACGCTTCTCGTGGCATGATGGATCGACATAGCAGTTTGACCCTTCATCAAGTCAACTGCAAACTTACGAAGCGTCCGAACATCGAAGATGGTCTTGTAGGCGGTGACATTGGTATTACCTACAAGGAACTGGTGTACCGCTACGTTGTCCTCGTTGAGAGGCGCTTGTGTGAACTTGTTAATCTTCACAAGATGACCTGAAGTTGGCTTCATGGACTCCTCATCTGTTCCAGTAGGGTTCTCGGTCAGTTGTTACACAGTGTCACTCTGAACCGATATCCGTGACACTACTATATCAGAACAAGAGCAACACCTGCCAGAGTTATTTTGCTCCTGTTCAGGTAAAACTAGGTTACTTCGTAGCCGGTTTCCTGCCCTTGCCGGTCTTTTCGTCAGCCCTCGGATTCTTACCACCGGGAGGAGTCGTTGCCTTCTCTGCTTCGTCAGCAGCACCCTTCAAAGAAGCTTCATAGAACCCCGTACCAGACAGAGGCTTGAAGCCAGCAGGTAAGGTGGGTGAGCCAGTTAGCCTTTCGGCAGCTTCGGTGTCCGTATAGAATCCCAAGGAGAGCAGCTTTAGAGTCAGGTCGGCTTCCATAGTCCGATGCTGGGAAAGCTCGCTCTCGGGCCGCAACTCAATGGGTCTATACTTGAACAGCACGTAGCCCTGGCTCCCCTCCAATAGGAGCGCTAGTGTTAGAATCCTGCTCATCATCTTCTCAACAGGCTCCTGAACCTGTCGAGCACTTTTGGTGTACATAAGACTCTCGGTAGCACTGAGAGTTTGAGAACTGGAAAAGTTACGACCAAGAATGGTAGGGAGCGACTTCAACGCTGCAATGATCTGTCGGTCAATGACCTCGATCAGCGGGCGGAAGTCAATGGTAGGATTCTCTTTGTTAGCAATGTAGTCAACTTCTACCGAATTGAAGGCGATGAGCGCTTCTTCGGGCCGCAAAGTCTCTAGCTGAGTCTTGATCTCATCTAGCCTTGCTCTGAGCCACTTCTCCAACTCAATCGGATTGTGCTTCAGGTGCGGTGGAGCATTCTTGATAAGAACTTCTTCAAGCACCTTGATTGATATTCTAGGATAAGCAATCCTCTTAACAACACGCTGCAAGTCCTCCATAACGGCAATGCGAAACATGACGGCATTGATCGCCGCGAGGAACGGAGGATTTTCGTAAGGGGTTTCTGGATCAGGATCAAGAACTTCCCAAAAGAAGGTCGGGATGTCAAGAGATACCTCTTTGTTGCCCGACTTCATAAACGGCGTGTGATCCGGCTTAAATAGCACACGAATCGGGTCAACGATAGCAACCTCACCCAGCACCTGAATGTCGTTGACAACCGCCTCAGCGGCAATAGCACCGCGAAGGAGGATTTGTCCGATCATCATGTTGCAGAGTTGGTTGACGCTGTAGCGATGGGTGAAACCTTCGTAGGAGTCTACGAGGTTCAGGCGAAGCAAGATCTTGTCGAGGATCAACTGAAGCTTAGCATCAGGAACACCTTTCGTGTCATACGCCGTAGCTCGGAAGCCACTGTTGCAGACACTCTTGAAGTTCCATACGCCAGCAGATACATCCGGGTCCCACTTGGTAAGAATCTTGAGGATTGCATCAGGAGAACTACCATACTTGATGTCAGCCAGCGAGACGGTTGTGTACCTATCGCTAGACCTCGGAAGCTGAGGATACCTAGACTGGTCGGTGTCAGAGTCTGTAGTGATGCGAGCCTTAGAGATACGCTTCGCATCAAGAGGAACAAGCGTAGGATCAGGGTTAGACTTCGCTTTCTTAAACTCCCAGCCAAAGAGTCTCATAGTTCGGTCCTCACCCCTGAAATTGTGGGAAGCACGACTCCAGACTCATCCATTCCGGCCAGGAACTCTACGATCTCTTTAGCAAGCTCAGCGTACACCTGACTGAAGACGAAGTGGTCAGGTCCTACGTTGATCCACGAGAACTCTAGGTTTCCTACCTCATCTTCTTCTTGGATTCGTGCTATGTTTTCAAAGTGCTTGATTGTTTCAGAGACATCACCAAGATAGTGGTAGCGCCTGCTACGGATACCGTCAACAACAAGGTCAACGTACTTGGTACGGGGTACAGTGATCTCTTCAATGGCATCATCGTACTTAAACTTGTCGCCTTTGAAGCGTGTCTTGTAGCAGAGTCCTTTATGCTTGGTAATCACCCGATCCACGTCAAGCTCGTAAGGCATCGCATCCAGCACGACAGCCAAAGGATTGAAGTTCTCGATGATGCTGTCTACCTCTGCTTCAAGCTTGTCACCATCAAAGGTATACTGACGTGGGATAAGAAGCTGCCCGCCCCATGTAGGTTCATAGATCGACACATGACAAGTCTTACCGATGTCGATACCTACAAAGCTTACGTTTGTGCGGAGGCGCTGCGGACATGCTGCATCTACAATAGGTGTGAAGTCATGCTCAGTGATGCCGTCTTTAGCGCCAAGGTGAGGCTGACCTAACACGAAGTTGAAGAAGTCTGCGATGTGCTTGTAACCCTTCAAGTCGGGATCACTAGCACAGATGACATCCCAAGGTTCCTTCCACAGTACATCCATCCAAGACATGCTGTAACCAGATACACCACCGGCCCATGCCTCTGCTCCAGGGACCTCGGCTACCCAATTCCATACAGTATCCCTACGTTCAATAACAGACTCACACTTATGACACTTGTAGCGTGCCTCAATAGGCTCGCCGCGCCGCCTCTCAGCCTTTGCCTGCGCGAGAACCTTCTCATCCTTGGCGGGCCGCCATCCATCATGGTATTTGAACCAGATAGAGTCAGGCCACTTTAGGATTTGCCAAGTGCCGCAGCACGCACATCGCCACTGAATGTGCTTCTTGTCAGAGTCCTCGAACATCGCAGACACGCCGAACTTTGGGATGGTAGGAGTGCTGACGTTCCTAACCATCGCCCATTCAGAGTGCTGGATACGAGACTTGAACTTGTCCAGGGTATCAGGGGCGCTGAAGTTAGTTTCATCATGGATCAGTGCATCAGCCGGAACCGAAATGGCCGACGATTTACCCACGGTCCCCTTAAAGTATAGATAAGAAAGTCCGATTCGCTTGACCTGAGCAGAATCAAGGTCGCCACCTCGAAGGAGTCTCTGTGCGGCCTCGCAAGCTTCAATAGCATCCTTGGCTCGACCCTTCGAGAAGTCCTCCGCCATCTGCTTAGTGGGCTGCGTGAAGATAGTAGTGAAGCCCTGGAACTTCACCGACTTACACACTGCCCAGCGAACGAAGATTTCTGTCCAGCCTACCTGAGCAGGCTTGTGGGACGCCAACCTCTTATTGCTGTCGTTCAAAGGCTGGATCTGATACTCATGATCCTTGAACGAGAACGGCCTGCCCTTGAGCAGGGTATTCTTGGCGATCCACTCAGCATCTGTATCAGAAGACTGAGCCTTACCATACCGCCCGAGAACTCGCGCCCTGACTGAATCAAAGATTTTATTCTCACGGCAAACGACTTCATACGGTACACGGGTCGTGACCGTCTTAATCGTCGGCAGTGTAACCTTCAGTTCAGGGCGCCGAGCTTCGAGCATGTTAGGTCAGGGTGATATCCGAAGCACTGATCTGAACCCCAGCCTTGTAGGCGACCAGCAGCTTGTTGATAGCAGTAACCGCCTGACCAACCGTGAGCTTCTTGCCAGAGGCTACAACCGCAAGAATCTCCTCAAGCACGTCAACCGTAGTCCCTACCTGCTTCAGCACCTTGAAGATGTTCCACAGCTTCCTTTGGATCTTAGGCGTCATCGTAACTCCTCCTTAATGGTACTCAGTTGTGGCCTGGAGCTTTGCTAAAAACTTGTCTCGAAGGTCGGGTGCAGTTTCGTCCAGCAGCTTCAACAACGTATCCTCTACCTGCTGAACACGATCCTGATTCTGAACACGTTCCCTGAGTCTTACTAACGTGTCCAGAGATTTGATGCACATCTGAAGGGCCTGAGCGTCATTGTCAGACTCTAGCACCGTTTTCGACCGGCGATAGATCGCATTTAGCTCAGATTCGAGATCAAGGGTGGAGGTGTCCCAATTGTCATCTCTCTTTTCCGCGAGGGTGAGGAAGGTAGGTGAGAGAGACTGGAGAAACTGTAGCATCTCCATGATGTCCAAGTTACTGAGGTCGCTTACCCTTCTTGTGATGAAGGCGTTTAGCGTGCCGTAATCTTCCTCACTGTGCCCTGGGGTCAGTGAATACTCTTCGACAGCCTTTGCTACCTCAAGCGTCTTCTTGAAGATGTCACGCATACCCAACCATATACGCTTTTCCCAACTCTAAAACAAGGTAGATTTGACTCGGTTTGCTCTGTTTCTGAGGTGAAATCACTGAAAAACGAGCTGTAATCATCAGAAATCACCTAAAACAGCCTTGTTTTAGTCTAAAATTGCTTAAAATCAAGCAAAACCCCTCTGAAACCCTTGAAAACAGGCACTTTGCGTAAAAGTTCGCTTTTGGGGCGTTTTTACTTGGCGTCCATACTGAGGTGAAGGTGGCCTCCCGCAACCGGCCTTCCCGAGTCACTTCGAGAAACCTTGCGGGCGTCAGATCGTGGTTGAAACCTTGTTGGCGGTACGGGATGGTATGAGGTATGGAATGTAACCTGTGATAGAATCAAAATGGCTGTGAAAATACCCAGGAAACTTGTGGTGGTACGAAATGTAACCTGTGATAGAATCAAAAAGGCTGTGAAAATACCCAAGAAACTTGGGGTGGTACAGGTCAAATATCTTTGGTACAAGCGCACAAGGCTTAATGGGGTAGGGTCTGCGGCGGGGCCATGCCTTGATAAGTGGCCTTTTTTTGTACATTAAACAAACTAACCCCTTTGGTCGAGGGGCAAGCTCGCCGCTCACTGGCACAACCGGCCCATAGCCGCTACAGGCTAGGCCCAGCAGAGGAGAAGCGCCATGAAGACCGCCGACCGTATGACCGCTCTGGAGAACACCGTCACGGGTATGCAGGCCGCCATGATGGCCTTCATCGAGGCACAGGGGAAGGCCACGAGTCCAGCCGTAGGCGCCTTGGCCGTCGCTGCCGTAGCGCCTCCCACGGCGCCCACCCTGACCGCCGAGGAGAAGGCCGTGGCCGATGCCGAGAAGGCGCTGGCACTGGCGAAGGCCAAGGCCGCGGAGAAGACGGCGACCACGGCGACCAAGGCCGAAGCGAAGGCCGATATCGTCGGGCGCGGCACGTCGGCCTGTCCCGACGTGTACGTGGATGACAAGGGCTTCATCGTGGTCCGCATCGACCCCAAGGCGCGGCATGGCCGCTCCGCCTCCGGCAAGACGGAGATTGTGGCTACCACGTCCGGCGCCCTTTCCCTGGCTGGTGTCAAGCTCTCGATCAACTGCTACGTGTAGCAGGCCAAGGCCAGCGGGCCAAGGGCGACCCCACGGGGTCGCCCTTCTCTTTTGCTTCTGTTCTTCGGCTGTTTCACTAGGGCTGTGCCAACCGTGGCATGGCCCTTTTTGCCGTTGTAAGGCCCGGTTATTGGCGGCCTCCCATAAATCCAGACATTCCCGCTCTGGATGAACCGAAGTAGACGCAAAGGAGTTGCACCATGCCCAAGATGCTTACATTCCACGCCTTCATCGCCGGAGCACAGATCACCAAGTTGGTGGATTACTACTCCAAGTATCTCGCCTTCTGTGAGAAGTACCACGGCAGGGGTGACATCACGGATAACTTCGGCATGGTGCATGAGAAGGTCATGGATGCCCAGGAGTTCCTCGACACCTATGGCATCGAGCACGAAGACATCGACCCTGTGGAGCCCGGCCCGATGCTTCGCTGCCCTGCCTGCAACAAACAGGGCATGACCATGATAGCTGTAGCCAAGCGTAGCTACAGCAAGCGGCCCAGCGGCATGGACACGTTGGTATCCGATCAAGTCTACAAGTGCAACCATTGTGGGTGTGTGTCCACTCACAAGGATGCCCATCGGGAGAATGCGCTCTCCCAAGGTGTACGCTGCCACGGCACCAGAAACGTCAGGGTCAACATGGAGGCCCGTGACAATCTCCGCAGGGATGGCAAGCTCGACCAGGGAAACATCTTCCCGCAGATCGACGCCATGCTGTTCAGGGCGCTGAGAAGCCCCGCAAGGTAGGTTGCAATACCAGCGTACACAAGGGCGCTGCCTGAATAGGGCAGCGCCCTTTTTTGCGTTATGAATCATGGATTTGAATTCTGGGAAGGCCACTCTGAGTGTAGGCGGCTATAACGGCTGAAGCCATCCAGGCAAAATGAACCTTTTTGTAACTAAATTTTGGGGAGGACCTTACCTCTAGGTTGTGAACAAGTTCTAGGTCCCTCTCGGTCGGGAAATTCCTTGCTACATTTTGCCTCTCCCTGCCCGGATGCCTTCTACCGTTATAGCCCAACCAAACCCTAACGCCAACCGAGGATTACAAAATGCCCAACGCAAAGAATCTGCTTGACATCAGCAACCTCAGCAACGCGGCGCTCCGAGGCTTCGGTATGTGTGATGTGCTTCTCGCAAAGGTGAACAGTCAAGCACTGACTCGGGAGGTGCAGATCGAACTCATGGAGGAATGGGCACAGATCGCTTCGGAGACAGACAACATCGGCCTCGCCAACAAAGTGGTCATGGGAGAACTAGCGTTCCACGAAATCCTGTAGTTTGTAGCGCAACTGAATCCTGAATCTGAAACCTGAACTCGAAAGGAGCCTACATGGACACCCACGGACTCATCGGCCTCTCCCTGTCGAAGTGCTTCTTGGACATCCTTCTTGGATTGGTCAACATCACGGATGTCAGCGCTATCGTAGCGGGAACTCGGATTCGCAGCCAAGAAGACCTCATCCGATGGTTCGACAGCTACTGGGATAACTGGCAGAACGACCCAAAAATCACCTTCGGGAGAGGTCAGGCACTCAACATCCTTGAGGGCCTTTTCAAGATCACAATTCAGCCACGAGTTGTCAGTCTGGCATCGAGCCATTCCGAATTCACAATCCCACTCCCCGCCTCGCATCTGGTGTGGTGGGTGAATACGGGTGCGGT